TGGTAGGATTTGGATTGCCAGATCAAATCCAATCCCAAGTAAAGAATATGATTTATTGTACGAAATACAGGGAGAAGCAATGTGATGTGTACTGGGAATATTATTGAGTTTGGGTGTAAGGTTATCACTGAGGAACTTGTTTTTAATAAAACAATTTTAGATGTTGGTGCGTATGATGTTAATGGATCTTTGAAAGATATGGTAATGAAGTTTAATCCGAGATTATATGTTGGGGTTGATATAAGAGAAGGACCCAATGTTGATATTGTGTGTGATATATCTGATATAGAACATCTATTTGAGATGGAATCATTTGATGTGGTTATATGTACGGAAGTGTTGGAGCATGTGGAAAATTGGCGTGTTGCCATAGATAATTTAAGGCAGGTAGTAAAATCAGGTGGGTTTATTCTAATAACAGTTCCTACTATTGGGTTCCCTTATCATGGGTATCCTAATGATTACTGGCGGTTTACATTAGATAATTTCAGAGACATATTTAGTGATTTTGATTGGATTGCATGGCAGCAGCATAATGACCCAGGTATTTGTATATTAATTCGTAAACCAATCGGGTATCAATATACGCTTACGTCAAGTACTATGGAGGTTGCGCGTGTTTGATTGGAAGCAATTTAGTATTTATTTATTTAGATGGCAACTATCAACTATTACTCTAGCCCCGTGTATTTATTATTTGAATCCAAGAATAGGGGCTATTTTCTCTACAATTATTGCCAATTTTGTTGGTGGTGTGATATTCTATTTTGTGGATAAATATTTAATATTTAAGGAGGGAAATAATGCCAGTGTCAAAATTCAATCTTAATAAGTATTTTGATTTTAAGGGTATTATTGCTATGGTTGTTGGGCTTTCTGTATTAATCGGGTCAGTCCTTGGAGTAAATGCATATTTTGCAAAGGATCGAGAGTTTAAAGCATATGTAGTTTCTGTGGATCGGAGATTTGCTGAGTCAGACACCAGGTTACTAATATATCAGGCGGAGCAATCGAAATCTTATGTACAGGAAAAGATATGGAAAGTACAAGATAGGGTGGAGCAAAAGCCTGGTGATATCGAATCTAAACATAAGTTACGTGAATTACAAAATGAAAAAGAGGAACTAGATATTAGGATACAAGATTTGAAGAATGGCAAACAGTAATGGAAATATCTGGGTCAATGTTTATACACAATGCAATTAAGCAAGATTATTGTATTGAGGCAGTAGCCGCTAGTTTTTCTGATTTATGTGAGGAAGTGATTATCCTGGATGCGGAAAGTGATGATGATACTGTCGATTTATTATATGAGATAGCAAAAAAATATAATAATGTTAAGGTTCATACTGGGGCAAAATGGGCATGCGAGAGACCTGGGCGTAGTGGGTATGATAGGTATGCAGTATTAGCTGATCAAGCCAGGGCTCTAACAAGACATCAAATACATTTTATGATACAAGCAGATGAGGTTTTGCACGAAGATTCAATTCCAATTATATATAATTCTTTAATTAGTGATCCAAGAACATCATATGCAATTGCTAGGTATAATATATTCGGTAGTCCAGACAAATACTTAAGGTTTGATTCAAAACAACTTACTGGGCACGAACAGCCATGCAGTATTTGGCCAATAAGGTTGGGCGATAGGGGGCTTGTTGCATTAGGGGATGCAGAGAGTATTACTCCTGGTAATAAGCCTGGTAGGTTACCCGTTGATGCGTGTTTATTCCATTATTGCCATGTTAGAGATTTAAGGAAACAACTAGATAGGGTGTCGGCTATCCAAGATTGGTTCTTTAGTAATACCGGTAGTGGTGGGGAGGTTGATAAAAGGATAGTTGAGCAAAAAGCAACTACTGGGTATTTTGATGCTCGTGTGTGGTATCCAGATGATCGGTGTTTTATCCCAATCCCTAAACCGCATCCAAAATGTGCATTACCATGGGTTGAAAAACAACGTAAGCAATTTGAGGAGATATTTGGCAATGGATAAAGTGAAGTTGTATTTCATTAGTTTGGGGTATGGTATTGCTAATTTTTTACGTGGATTAGATATTTTGGTTAATTCAATCTTGGGTGGAGATGGCAGGGAAACAATATCTAGTCGTCTTGGGAAGTATAGACATGGGCATCCAGGAGTTGAGTTTGTAGCTAAGATTGTTGATAAAATATTCTTTTGGGAAAAAAATCATACCAACACACATGAAAATCCTACTGTGGGGGATAAACAGACGTGGAATTAATTGAGGTACTAGACCATGGATATATTAAATTATTGAGGGTAGATGGTACAGATAGGGATATTGAGAATAGCGCTCGTGCTAGTTTTATAAAATCAGTAGATAAAGTGACGCCAGGATTTATTGAACGACTAGCTAAAGAAGGGCATTCTTCACCATTTCGTTGTGTTGGTCTGTGGTTTGAGATAAAGATGCCTGGTGCAGTAAAAAATCAATTTTATCGTCATGTGGTATCAAATGCTATTATAGATAGTCCTGTGTCTTGGAATGAGGTTTCATTTAGGGGGGTACATAATGATATTGAATTTTATACACCGCATGTTAGAGCTGCTACTGGTAGGTGGGGACAGGGTGATGTTTTAAATAATGAGTTTGATATAGAATTTCAAAGAGATCTTAAAGATTTTTATACAAAAGGGTTAGATTATTATAATCGTTGGATTGTGAGGGGTGCATCTGCAGAACATGCTAGATCTTTTTTGCCTTTTTATAATATATATACGGTTGTTAGGAGTAGGATGAGTTTAGAGGCAGCATGTCATTTCTATAAATTAAGGAGTGATTCTCATGCTCAACTTGAGATACAACAATATGCTGCTGCTATAGATATTATATGTGGTAAGTACTTTCCTATTTCATGGGAGGCACTTAAAGCAGGTATAAAGAATTGAGTTGTACTAATTGTCCTAAAAAGGCAACTTGTGAGAAAATATGTCCATATATTGAGGGGTTGTTATACTCACAGACTCATAATGTTTGCAAGTATAATAATGGTGGATGTTATTATGACGTAGGAACTGAATGTACTGTCAATAATCCTGATGGTCTTTATCAAAATTATGATGGTGAGTATGGGACCTGTAATGAAACTAGGTGTTCTAAATTTAATGGGTGTGCATTTGGGTATTCTTGTTGGACTACGGGATGTAATGTTAGCACGTGTGAAAATTATGATCCGATAGAAAAGGGTCAGGTGTTTAAATTTGGTGTTGAAAATGGGTTTAGGAAAGAGATAGCATACGATTCGGGTGCCCTAGATATAATTAAGCATAAGTTGACTAATTATTTTGATTTAGATCGGGATGAAGAGCAAGTTGAGGTACCTATTGGTAATATAGAAGATATTGTACATGTTGCTGGATTGGATTGTAGATCTTGTAAACTTAGGAATAAGTGTAATGCTTTAAAATTGTGCAAAAAGATGGCGGCTATTTTAACTACTGCTATTGTCGATAATATTGAGGGAGAATTTGAAAATATGAAGGTTAAAATCTTGTCTGGGTCTAAGTATGTTACACCAGAGATTAGACTTAAACTTATTAAATTGCTTAAATGTGAGAAATTTTTATCAAAAAGACAGAGGGATGTATTGTGGTTGCATTATATAGAGGGAGTACCTCAAAAGGATATAAAGGATATCCTTTCAGCGTATAGGTGTTCTAGTGAGAATTGTGTATTCTTTAGTCCTAAAAAAGTTGATGTATGCCCTAGGTGTGGGGCCAATGAATTTATTCATACTAATATCACATCACAAGCAGTAAATAGGTATATTAAATGGGGGTTGTCAAATATACGTAAAAAGTTTTTGATTGACCTAGATATGTTTGATACTCCGGAGTATAATAAGGAGTGTGTGGTGTGTGGGAAACCATTTAAGACGAAATATAAACATCAACAATTTTGTATCGAGGAATGTAGGGTTAAGTTATATACTAAGAAACGTAGGGATGTGCGTAGGAAAAGGAGAACCCTAGCACGTAAAAGTAAGGTAAAACAAATTGTCAAGCAGAGAAAGTGTGCCAATCCGGATTGTGGCATAATATTTACACCTAAACCATTTCAGATATATCACTCTAAGAGTTGTAGGTTGAGGGTAACTAGAACAAATTATATAATACATATCCCAAATATCCATGATGTTGGTGGTAGGATTAAAAGACGTTAATCCAATTTACGTATATACAATAATATATATTTGTTTAAAAAACATAAGAAGTAAATTTAATGAGGTGGCTAATGAGTGTTCCTTCTATTGAGGTCCGTGATCTTATTTGGGATATGGCCCTAAAATTAAGGCCTTCATATGTTATAGCACGGGAGTTGGGATTAGATATTACCGATGTTATTGATGTTGTGGCCCAGTATCGTATTGCTCTAGATAAGAAAATTCAAGATAATCCTGACCTATTAGACCGTAAATTGGCCAATATATTTGGGCAATTAGAAGAGTTGGATTTGGTTAAGAAGGAAGCATGGGCTACATATGAAGGTATCCCGTCAGATAATACTAATTCTAAAGCCAAATTGTTAAAATTGATTACTGATGTTGAAGCCCAGCGTAGCCAAATCCTTCAATTACTTGGTAGTGATAAGGATGCAATTACAAGATTACAATTAGCCCAGTCTACACAAAATCAATTTGTCAATATTGTTAAGGGTGTTGTGTCTGGATGCCCCAAATGTCTGGAGGGACTTAAGCGGGCATTACAGTCTGGACGCGTTAAGATAGTCATAGAAGATACTCGGCCAGTAAATGTTGTAGAAACTGAATTAATTAATGCACTTCCATTAGAGAATAATTAATGGAAGGTAATAATAATGGTAATTTTTATACTTCATTGGATCAATTAGCCAATGATTTTGTGGAGTATGCTGATGCGGACGTGCGGGCCAGATATAGAGATAATCCACTAGAATATTTTAAAAAATTTCATGGGTTTATTCTCCCGCCTATCTTAGATTGGATATTTCGTAAAATATATGATATGGCCAAAGATTCAGTTGATAATGGTGTACGTTCTAATGGTCTTGATATTATCATATGTGCAGCTCGAGGAAGTGGTAAGTCGTTGTTTGCATCGATGCTTGAGTTTGCGTTGTGGTATTTTTTGGATTCTGATTGTCTAAATGCCGCTGGATCGCTCCATAAAGATACTGCAATTATTACAAATCGCGGTAGTGTCCCAATCAGTGATGTGGTGGTAGGTGATATGGTCGTGTGTTCTGATGGTAGATGGCACAATGTGCTTGGGAGATCGGTAACAAATATTGGTACGCCATGGGTTCAATTAAGAGTATTTGGTAGTAATATACCAACGATTTTAACTGTTGATCATAAAGTTTTGACACAGCGTGGGTTTGTCTCGGCAGGAGAACTAACGCAGGCTGATTATGTTATCCTTCAAGGGAACAAAGAACAAACATATATACCGACAATTGAATGGGATATCCCAAATAATTGTTCGGGTAAATATAGAATTAAATTGAATAAATTAATGAATATGTCATTTCATGAACCAGATTTTTATAGGTTGATTGGGTATTATTTGGCTGAGGGTTGTTCTGGGGGTAGCAATAGTTTGGGTAAAAATCATGGAAGTATTGTTTTTAGTCTGTCAGCTGATAATGATGGTGATATCATAGCAGACCTTAAGACATTAATCCCGAGATATATGCTTTGTGATGTTAAGATCGAAGAACGCCCACTCAAACGTGAGTCTGTTACAATGGTTCGTTGTGCTAGTCCGGCTTTTAGAAATTTTTTTGGTCAGTTTGGGGCAGATGCTATGCACAAGAAATTACCGTATGAATGGTTGGCCATGGATAATGAATATATTAGACAATTGGTGCGTGGTATGTGGTTGGGAGATGGACATATTAGAAGGACTAAAAATTTGTGGAATTATGAGAGATCTGAAGCTGGGTATACTACAACATCACAACAATTAGCAATATGGGTTAGAATGGCTTTGGCTAAACTTGGTATAGCAAGTTCTATATCTAAACAAAAAGTACCGTCAATTAATATGGCATCAACTAAGAAATTTAAAAATACCCAACCATATAGGTATAATATAAGTGTTTATGGGTCTGCTTTTTATAAGTTGATGACAGAAGTATTAAATAAAGATGTTAGCTGGGTGTGGAATAGGACAGATAAACCATATGATGTATTTGGGTATGAAAAATCGAGGTGTGATGGAGACAAAATATTATACAAAGTAAAATCGGTTGTACTATTAGAAGAATGTTTTGATCATTATGATATTCAGGTAGAAGGTATCCATGATTTTTGTACATTAAATGGTGTTGTGCATAATTCTGAAGACCAGGCATCAATTGTTTATTCGTATACATGTTCTTATATTGACAATGATGCAAAAGTATCTAGCGTTGTTGATAAACGTACTATATCTGTCACCAATAAAAAGGGGCCTGCTCCTACGCCAGTTTTGAAATGTTTGACTAGTTCACCTAAGAGCTTGCGAGGCCACCATCCGGGAGCATTGCGTAAAGCCCCCGGATTGTTGGTCTTGGATGAAGCGGCAGAAATTGTTGATGGGCTAATGAAGCAGGCATTGCCGATGACTAAAGAAGCAAGGCCTCCTTTTAACTTGATTATCTCAACGTTTCATCATGCGTTTGGTGATTTCCAGGATTTTTGGGATAATGCTGAGGCTCGTGGATTCCTGAAAATTTCTATGGATTCGTTTGATGTGTGTGAAAAATGCATCGATGATTGTACTAAATGTATACCAGAATTTGATGAAACTTATTGTCAATTGATATGTGGATGTTATTTTAATTTTGAGATCCCACGTGAGCAATTACCTATGTGGGTGCGATTCCATTACCAGGAGCGACTTGATGAGACGAGACTTGATCAAAAACCAGCAAATTGTATATATCCAAAGTTATGTAATGAGTGTCCACAGAGAGAAACATGTGGAGCAATTAAAGTAAAGATTAAGCAGCCTGGAGACTTTGGTAGAATATGTGAAAAATGTGGTGAAAAGGTAGACCATAAGGCTAGACGTAGTGCTGGGCACTTTCCAGTTGAAGAAGTGCGTAAAGCTTGGAAACGTAATGATAAAACTACATTTGAAGTTGAGTATATGGGCTGGCGTCCAGGTCGTGGTATTTTTGTTCTTGACCCATATGAGATTGATAAGGCCATAGTACCAGATGAACAGTGTTATTATAAAAGGGGATTTGGTTCTACATTTTTGGGGATTGACTGGGGTGCCGCTGGTACTACAGCTATGGCGGTAGTGCAGTATATGACGGACGAATTTGTTAATATTATCGCGTATCATTCGTTAAATGCTCCATCAGATACTGATTGTTATCAGCTTGTTGCAGACTTATCTAAGCAATATGGTATATCAATGGTGTTACCAGATAGTTCGCATGTGTTCCAAAATATGCATATGCAAAAAGAATTGGGATTAGTGGTTAATCCAATTAATTTTACTGTTCAGAAGGAAGCAGGAGTTGGGGCTATGCGTATGAAGTTTGAACGTAGACAGGTAAGAATACCAGAGCGATATCGGCAGACTTTATGTAAAGATTTAAAGAATTGGCGTAGAGATGCGAGTGGTAATATAATTAAGAAGAATGATCATGGTCCAGATGCATTGTTGTGTGCAATGATTAATAGTACATCGTTTGGTTCGGCTGCAACGTACTTTACTGGAGATAATGAAGAAAAGGTTAGAAAGACCTATTATGATCGCTGGGATCAATCAATATTTTAAAATTGGAGGATGTTATGAGTGGTGAATTGATTTGCCAGAATGAGAATTGTGCTAAGACGTTTATTCCTATGTTTGAGGGACAACTTTATTGCACCAAGAAATGTAAACGTGCTCGTATAATGAGGCGTAATAGAGGGAAAAAGAATGCAAATGTTTACAGTGCTAGGATCGCAGATACTAAGATATGTCAGCATTGTCAAAAGGTTATACAACGTGATCCAAAGACACCAGATTACCAGTGGGAAATGCAAAAGTATCATAAGAAATGTTATGAAGGCATACATACGATAGCCTGATTGGAGGACGAGATGGGACTAATAAATCGATTGTTTGGTTCTGCAAAATTAGAGGAGTCACTTATTGAGGTAGAATCAACAGTGGGTCATTTAGAAAGAACTGTTGATGCTGCAAGAGAAATACATGAATCGGCTATGATCAATATGCTAAATGATTTGGAATCGGAGAATGCTGGGTGGCGCAATATCGGTACAGCTAACGATTCTATTAGAGACTTTACTACTGACACTCATAGAGAATTGAGTAGAATGGCGTGGTCAGCGGTTATGACCAATCCAATTGCTGCTCGTGAAATTTTTTATAAGACAGTATTTGTGGCTGGTAAGGGACTGCGTTGTACTTCACAGATTCCAGAGATTACAAAGGTTTTAGATGAGTTCTGGACTGCAACACGTAATAAAATTCCTTATTATTTCCCTATGTATATTAACCGGTACAATATTGATGGTGAATGTTTTTTTGCGTTATTTATAGAGAAACAAAGTGGAAAAGTTACACTTAGGGATATTGAACCACAGGAAATTACAGAAATCTTGTATGACCCCGATGATATCGCTGTTCCTGTTTATTTCAGGCGTCAGTTTTGTAAGACTAGTGGGGCAAAAGGTACAAACCAAAGTACAGAGACGAAGGATATTTGGTATAAGAGTGTGGATTGTATACAACACCCACAGTTGGAAAAAGAAGTAAGATTACCAGATAATGCAGAGGTTGCGGGGAATGACGAGAAGAATATAGATATATTTATTTTCCATTTTAAGAATAGCTTACTTACAAATAGGCGACGTGGACTTTCTACATTAACTAATCATCTGCCTTGGTTACGTGAATATAAGGATATCCTTAGAATGCGTACTGGTATTAATAAGGCGCGATCAACATTTTTCCTTGATGTTACTATGAAGAACGCGACTAAATTACAGATTCAGGAAGAATCTAAGAAACATACATCTCCACCAAGGCCAAACACTTGTGTTGTTCATGGTGACGATGTTATATATTCATTTATGACACCAAATGTAGCTGGTACCGATGTGGCGTCCGACCTAACAGAGATTAAGAATATGTCGGCTGTTGGATCTATGTTGCCACCAGATTTGCTTGGAGAATCAGGCAAGTCAAATTATCAAAATTCTGGGAGAAGTAAATTTCCATTTGTGCGGTCTATGGAATTTCAGCAAGAATTATGGGAGTATGCACTTAAGTATGGTATTATGTGGGTTGTAGTGTGGGCAGCTACTGAGTATGGTGAGTTACCAGGATCTTTTAAGGTAGCCAAGAAGTTGAATATCTCTTCATTAGCGCTTACACAAGAAGGTGATTTATATGATATAAATACTATGGCCATACAAAATGAGAAGGTAACTAAGGTTGTTAAGCAGCACATTAAGAATCTATTAGAGGCTGCAGCGGTTGCTCCTACTGATGTCACTGGTGCACCAGCTCCAATGCAGCAAATGCCTGGGGTACCTACACCACAGGGGCAACCAATTCCTGGTGGAGACCCAGCTAAAGCTGAAGGTGCAATGGATGATTATGTTATTATAACAATGAGTGAAGAAGTTGATGCAGTAGATTTGGTTGATGTTCAATTCCCAAGGATTGATACTGAGAATCTTGGTGATATGGCGATGGCGTTCCAAGCGTTTGATGCTATGAAGATTGTGTCCAAGCGTACACTTGCTAAACTTGCTGGGTTCGACTATGAGAAGGAAAAGGAATTAGTTGCACAAGAGACTGCTGAAGCGATGAAGACTATGGAAGATCAGCAGGCTAAATTAGCAGGTAATCCAGCATTGGGTGGTGGTGTTAATCCGATGCCTGGTGGCCCAAACCAAACAGATATAAATAGTCCTGGTACCCCTGGATTTGGTGGTGCGCCGCCACAACCTCCAGCTGCCAATTCGGCTGGCAATATCCAGGCAGTATTGGCTGACATATTAAACCGTCCAGGTAGGGCTAAGAAGCGTGGACCAATTAATGAATCACGTTTAATGGTAGCACATAAGTTAGTAGAGGCATTTTTGGTGGAGGATAAATAGTGCCAAGGAAGACTCATAAGGAATACATTAATGAATATACACGTGTATATTTTGAATATTATACCGCTTTAACACAGGGAAGACAAGAAGTCGCAGACGAATATTATAATGAATTAACAAGAATTTCTAGTGAATATGTTATAGACGGTGGCAAAGCCAACACACTAGTTGATGCTGCTACGTTCTCTGTTCGTGCACAGTTAATAGACCCAATTGAAGATAGGTTAGCTGATTTGGTTGTAAATAAACCTGTAGTTGGGGGTGTTAATAAAGAGGCCTTACGTGTAAGTGGTGTGGGTAATAGGTTTGGTACTCAGATTATGATTGATGGTGATGAACGAAGGCTGTATATTGGCATGGGTAATAATAGTATGAATGCATTTGCTGTTGAGGCTGGATTTAACCAAGTAGTTGATGTTGAAGAGGCAAAAAGGATTAAGAAATTACAGGGGTTGTTTATGGAGGTCAATGACGACATAGCTGAGATAACGGTAGCTCTCAATGCTAAGGGAACGTTGTCTCCTGGGGCCAACAAGTTTGTTGGTACAAAATTTGATCCTGGTGCATTGATGAGGAAGTTGGTTGATAAGAGAAAACAATGGAATCAGATAGTTGAAGAGCTTGGTGCAACTATTTCTAGTAGATATAATACTGATATTGTGTTACCTAGTAATGATATAGAATATACCAGAAATGTTGGGAAAACCATTAGGCAGAATCCTCTTATTAACCTATACATGCATCAAAATATTTTGCCTTATTTACAATATCGTAGTGGTGAAGAATTGCCGATTGGAAAGGCATTGGATTTAGTAAGTAATGTTGAGTTTTTTGATGGTAATATTAAGGATGATGGATATTGGGTGATTAAGAAGATTGAAGTAGACCATGGCGTTGGGGCTATATTAGTAAAGCATAAAAGAAGTGGTAGGGTTATTGCTTATGTCCCACCAGTAAGAAAAACCCACATAGATGCGCTTAAACAAATATTTAAAGATCCAGACATGCCTATTGATATGTTGTTTATTGATATGAGATATAGCGATGTTTCTAGTATGTTAATGGCTGACCCGTCGGTTACAACAAGATCGTATCAATATTTGACTAGTAGAGAACTTTCAGATGCTATTGTTGATGCTTATCAACTTACGAATGAACGACCAATTAGTTATCAATTGATGAATGTTGATAATAATATGCAAGCAATAACTATAGTAAAATCTCTCGAGACTAGGTTAGTTTCTAGTGCAAATCAACGTGCTGATGTTCATATGTCACCAGTAAGCCATGATAAGAGGCCCATGATTGCTGTAATGGATAGCAAAGGGTTTGATATAAGTCCATCACAACAGACTCTAGGTGAGATCCATGATGAGATTTTAGAAATTGCAATTAAAAAGACTAGGGAAGCACGGCTTGGGTTGTCTGCGGCAGATATAGAAGATAAAAAGGTAAATTTGAGTGATGAATATGAGGTATATGGATATGCAACTGAGGATCAAGATTTAAGAACTGAAGCTGATCAAATGTTGCATTCTGTATTGGCAGAAGAATTAGATATACCGCTTGGTGTGGAAGGTGCTATCCATGATCCACTTTATGTCCAATTTGGTGTATCTAGTGAAGTTTTCAGCGTGGTCACTGATTCTACTAAAGCAGATGCTAGTGCCTTAGCTTGGGTTAAATTACATACAAAGGAAAAACACGCAGAAGAGATTATTTCTGCAGTTAAAAGATTTAGTATGGTAGATGATGGGAAAGTCATAGATTTATCACTAATGGCTATACCAATATCACCTACTCCAGGTACTACGCTTTCAAATGGCGAGGTTCTTATCAATCAAGCGAGAGCGGTTTATAGGCAAAATCTGCGAGATGCGGTGTTGTCGCAAGAAGTGTTTGATAAGATTATAAAATGGGATACATCTAAATTTGCATCAAATATTGATGCTAGGGCTGAGTTTATAAGATTAATGCATGACTATACATGGGTTAGGCCTCATTTTAATTTGGATATTGAATGGATGAAACATGAAGAGGATGTTATTCAACAGGTATCTAGGGCTTTAATGTTTCAAACTAAACAAAATAGTGAAGACACAGTAAAAATATTCAAAGGTACTGCGGCTAAATATTTTGGCCCGATTGATGATAAAATCATTAGTGTGTTGGGTGCTGTTGGAGTGGCGGGTAAAAAGGGAGAGGTTAATAAATTACTTAAAGAAAGAGAGCGTCTCATAGGTGTTATCGCCACCAGAATTGATAAGGATAAGGCTAAAAGTTTTGTTGTACTAAGTAAAGCAGCCTCAAACTATGGTGTGTCAATTGATGAACTTAATGATTTAGCTAGAAATACTCATGGGTTTAGTATAATAGCAGGGCTTGATGGTATTAGTGCAAATAGAGTAGAAGCCACGCGCCAAGAATTGTTGTATTTTTATAATAGGGCAAAAGCGTATGAAGAATTTATTGGATGGCTAAATAATAATCATAGTAATTTTAGAGCTGTTGTTGGCCTTAGAATGAGTGGCGCGGTTACGATGGATCGTGTGACAGAAGCCGCATTTTCACAAGAGATAGCCAGTGCCTATATGGCTGATGGTTTGGGCAGAGAATTAGATGCTAGATTTGATCAGTTTGTCGGGTTGGTTAATGCTAAGAACTCATTTGATGCACCCGTGGCTCATTATATTAATATGATTAGGATACAAGAACTTTTACGCAGGGTAGAAGAAACCAATAGATTAGCACCAGAATATACTACATATATGAGAGAATTAGAGACTGCTATCAATAGGTTTGGTAACATTAATAATTTATTTATAGATCCTCCGATTTATAGTGGGTATGATGCGGATATAGGTGGGCGTGTATCGACGATTTTATCTGAGATAGAGATTTTGAATTCGCCTTCAGTTAATCTATTACATGGCCCTTTCGAAGACCTAATAGATTTTAGTGATTTTGAAAGGGGGGTCCGTAATGTACAAAATGATTTACGTAGATTTACCAATATAATAAGAGATAATAATGAATTAGAAGTAGCAATAAATCGGTATTTTAAGATCAAAATAAATAATTTTGTGGCGGAATTAAGGGGGTTAAGTACCCCTGATAGGGCAAATGATTATAATAAGAAATTAAACGAGGCAACTGAATTTGTTTTGGGGGTTATGGGGTACACACCAACTGAAAAAAGGCGTTTTGTGTTGTTAGATATACCAAGTATTGACGCGGTTGACATCACTAAATTTGATAGGGGTGCTGATGTTATATTTGCGCATACAAATAAATTAGTTAAAGCAGCAACAAAGGAATGGATGGAGAAGGTCAAGCACACAAAGGTTATAGAGGATAAGGCAAAAACCACAAGTAATAAGGAAGTAGCTAGGATACTTACTGAAAGAGAAGCTCTTGTTATAACCTTAGAAAATAAGACTAATGATTTATTGGGCATTGGAAGGAAGATAGCTGCCATATCTAGTTCATTACCAAAGGATAAAGCGGAAGAATTTAATGCTGCAGTTGATTATAAAACTGAAAATGAAGTTGCATATGCGTTTTTAAATATGCGACATTTGGATAATAGTAGGACCATTCTTCGTGGAGAAATAGCTGATATTCGCATGAAGATTGCTGAATTAGATATAAAAAGGTTTAAAACATTTAATATGGCAAACCCTGATCAGGGTACAGACGATGTTATTGGTGGGTTTAATGCAATCAGATCTGGGAAAATAAACCCAGAAGCTGCCAATGAAGTTTCTAACATATTAGCAATGGCAGATGCTAAGAGAGATGAGAAATCTAAGCTTGTATTAGTATTACAAAAAATGCAGGATTTACATAATGAACGATCTAGGATGGTAGAGAGGGGGAGTAGGGAGGTAATAAATAAAGAAATATTTAGCATATTTGCTGCGGAAACCAAGTTATCTAATCCATATATATATGAAAAGGTAGTAATACCAGCTATAAATAATGTGTATTTTTCTGATGCCGAGGTGGATGGGCATATTAGGCTTATGATTGAAGCTATAGATCTTAAATTAAATGAACTTGATGCGATTATTGGAAAGACAGAGAAAGCAATAAAGACATTAAAAGGGTATTCCCGTAATATAGATATACCATTTAAAAAGTTTGTGCGTAAGGATATGAGTGACAATGCCTTTGTTATTAGTAGCCCGCATGTTATATTGGAATTAAATGGTGATCAAGTTGTAGCTGCAAAACAATTTGCCCCTGGGTTATATACTGGGAGAATCGACCGTCCTGGGTTGCCAATTGATTTAATGAAAGAATTTGGTCTTTCTGGGGAAAGTGCATTCTTATTCCCTACTATGATTGATGGTACAAGAGTATATAAATTAAATATACCGGTTCATGCTACAGCAAGGCAAGCTAATGCATTAATTATTGAGGCTGAAAACCAGGCAAATCATTTTGGTGTGGATACTCTTGTTGTTGAATTCCCAGCAAGGATATATAGAAATTTTGTTCCTAATTCTGATGAATTTAAAGCATTGCGTAAATATTACAATATGTCAATGGTGGATGGTAAAAAAGTACCAGAATTTGTATTTCCAAGGGCAATAGACAGGTCAAGAACAGTTATATTTGGTTCTGGGTATCACTATGACGTATCAGAAGACAATGAAATTAGAAAATTTCAAACTATTATTTCGAAAAGTGGTATTGGTGATTTTTTAAAGGAACCAAAAAGATTAGAGTTAATGCTTGAAGCAGACCATATAAAATTTTATGATAGAATAAGCCAGATTACTGATGATATTGGTACCCCAGTGCAAAAAGCGATTATTAATGGAGAGTTAGAAAATTGGAGGGTAGCTGTATTAGAGGCTATGGCTGGTAAATATATTAATACAGTAAATAGTGCAAAGAAGAAGAGTGTTGGGTCATTTTTTGATGAAGCCCTGAATATATCTAGAGGTATTGAGCCCATAGAATTTCCAGTTGTTGTGTTTGTAGATAAAAATAATGCAATACGTATTAAAAATCTTGGAGTTTTACATTCTGGGGGAGCGATTGATCCATATTCATATGTTTTATTAAATAGTGGTAAGGGGTTCTTACCTAATGATGCTCAATTTTCAGTTATAATCTCTGGGACAGCAGATAGGTTTAGGGTTACTAATGCTACTGGTACCCTTCCAAAAGAAGTGTCTTTTAATACGATCTTACACACGATTACAGACATAGTATCTACAAAAACTAGGGTAAAATATACAATAGATGTGGCAAGTGTTGAGAGAGAGATTCAAGAATCTTATGATGAAATGGATAAAGCAATAAAGAGATTACAAATACCGCAAGAGGTATTAGATTATATAACTAAAGGAGAAAAACGATTAAAAGAAACTTTGGCTAGAGATATATTGGCCTCCCCTGGCATTCGTTCGAAAGAAAATGCTGCCATGAAAAAGTATTATGCCAATATTAGAAAGTTGTATGCTGAAGTATTGACGAAACATGAAAGGTTTACTGATCTCCATAAGTATGTGTCAATTAAGAATAAGTATCTTGGTGAGGCCGGGAAAAGAGTTTATAGTGATAATTTAGTTGATGATGGGATAATAACAATAGCTAAGAAATCACTTAGTGATATGGGTATAGCTGTATGGTTTGATAATAGTATACCAATACAATCAATACCAGCTTCATTTTTAGACCTTCAAATTAGAGAAGTCCGTGCGATGATAAATGTAGACCCACAAAAGTCTTCTGAATTATATGAAAAGTTAGAAACGTTGAAGGCTATGCGTAATGGTTTTGTTAATTCAGAAAGTAGAACATTAGTATTTAATCCTGATACTAGTGTCATATATAATGAATATTTACTTCGACAATTGATCGATGTAGATCTTAGATATGCCAATATAATTAAAGATGAAGTACTGCAGGCCCAGGTTATGCAACAGATTAGTTTGTTGCGTTATAGTATTAAAAGAGATTCAGAAATTGCTAATAAGGTACGTTTATATCGAGAGATTAATAAGATTATTGGTGAGTTATCTGATAGTAAGGGCAATTTTGCTCTTGGTAAGGAGTTGTTAGAACTTAGAATAGAAACTGTATTGACACCAGCAAAACAAGCCAGGAAAAATGAATTAGAAACATTATTAACATATTTTACATCTTTATCTACTAATAAGACAGATTTAGTATCAGATATTGAGAATATGATGGTAATTAAAGCTGAACCGTCGAGTATGGCTGATTGGTTTAAATTGCGTAAGCATGTGGTCCAGACTGTTGTAGAAAATTGGGTATCAGATGCTAAGACGTCCTTATCTAGGATTTTGCCAAGGTCCATAGATTTTAAAAATGCGATTAATGGGTCACCAGTTCAATATATAAATTTATTTGATGCTAGGGATGTTAAGATTAGAGAATTGGCTGATGCTGCAAAAAAATTCTCAGAGGCCAATGCTGAACATGCGCGTCTTATTGAAAGAACTGGCATTAATGAGTATCAGGCTGAATTTTCTCGTATAAAGGATAACATTGAAGAATTAGTGAAAAAGCGTGCTTCTATATTTGACAAATTTGATCAAGTGGCGGTTGCCGAAACTGCCTATGATGTTTTAGAGCGGCTAAATAACGGTGATCCATTTTTTGATTCAGAAGTTGCTAAGCGTATGAAATATATACTGCGTATAAAATTGGAAGAGTTATCGTTAGAGAGGGATAAGGTACGGGCAACAGATCCTCTTAGGTATAATATTATTAATACAGATATTAAAAATATTGACGATGCATTAAAAGAGTTTGATAGGCTCAATAACCAAAATTTATTGCGTAGATCTGTTGGACTTGGGGTTGATTTGATTGACAAAGAGATAGAGGCCAATCGTAGTAGGCTTGTCGCACTTAATGATATATTGTCTAGGGTAGAGGAGTTAGGGCGTATTGAGACACTTGCCGGAGAAATAGCGTTACATTCAGAAACGGTGTCTGCATTATCTGCAGAATTAGAGGCTATTAAATTAAAGATTGAGTGGATACCGCATCAAATATCTGAAGATGCTCAGCATATATATTTAATGAAAACCCAGCGTATTGGGCAAATAAAACGAATGAATGAAACTCTTATATCATTAAAAAATGAATATGATAAGGCAAGTGGGGGTACAGCAGTTCGACTTGGTTTTGAAATTAGCAAGATTGAGAAAGGGATACAAGAAATAGAAAAATCGCTTATTGACCCAGATAATGTACAATCGGTCAAAGAAGCTGAAGATAGGCTTGCCAAAAATATATTGCAGTATGATGATGTTAGATTGGCAAATATAGGATATATAAAAGAGCAGATAATAGAACACAGATCGGCACTTCAAACAGCAGATAAAAAGGAAGCGATTGCAATAAATGCAAGGTTAAAAATGTTAGAGGATATGTTAAAGAATAAAGATTTCTATAAACAGATTGAACAAACCCTTGGTGCATTAGGCCATGCTGAACATGAAAGATTTTGGTTATTAGCCAATAAAAATAAAGCATATATGGACCCATCGTATACTGAACGTATAAAGGATGTTAATGAAGTTATCCAAGAATTGAGAACTCAATTAGTCGAATTAACTGGGCAAATGAGTGCTAAAGATCCATTTTACAATGTAAATATGATTAAACGAGATTGGGATACGCTTAAGAAAGTATCCAACAATATTATAAATTTAGTAAAACCATCACCAGAAGAGGTAGTTACAATATCTACCAATAATTTAAGTGAGATTTTTATCAAAAGGTATGCTCAACAACAATTTGCGAAGAAATTTAATGATGCAGCTGAAGGTGTAGACCTTTTGTTGGGAGGGCGTACAATTGATTATGGTGTAGTTACTGAGATAACATCCAGATTAAAGATAAAAACTATTGACGACCTTTCTTTCCTTAGTCAAAAGATCGAGGGAAGATTTATAAAAGAAACAGTTGGTAAGGGGTTAAGTGCAGAAAAAATAGCGGTACTAAAGAAGCAGTATATTTTAGAGGATTTAATTGAATTTATGCATTCGCAAAAGATTAAAGTACCAAGTGCTGGTGTTTATGATAAGGGATTAAAGAAAATAGTTGGTGTTGGAGAACTTAGTAATTTTATACCAGGAAAAATATCAGCACCAATGGGTAAAATATTTAGTTCAATGTTGGAAGAATGGGTAACTACTTATTCTAAAGATTTTGATGTTATATCGGTAGATAGATTTAAAGTGTTGACCTTATTATCGCGGGGTATAGATAAAGACAAGTTAAAGGCTAATATAGGTAAACTAGAAAGAAGAGCACACAATTTAAGGGTTAAAACAAACGAAATATCAATAGAAATGAGTAATACTTATAATAGTCTATTACGAGAATATGATGCAACAGTTTATGATAATTTAAAAATTGGTAATTTAAAAAGGAAATTGATAAGTTTGTTTAGGAAGCGTTCTGCGACAGACACAGAATTAGCTGATGTTGAATCATTAATCACGGTTGGGAAACAATTTTATCCTAGTGTTATAAATATTACAGATGTTGCATCAAATGTACAATTTAAGGATTCTGTTATTGATTTCCTTAGGTTATCACTAGGTAAAGATATGCTTATCAATGAAGCGGCTAAACTTGAGGAAGTTGATAGGAAATTTGAAGTATTAAATATAGCTAAAGCTAGTAGGAGAGTGTATACTATTGGTGATTATTTATATAATGTAGAGAATATAAAACAATCTAGGTCTGAACTTGGTTTGTTATTAGATGGTGTTGTAGATGGTCTTATGCGGTCAGCAAATGATTATAATCCAAAAGCGGCTAAGATGATAGCTTCCGATTTAGAACGGATTTTTAGAAGTGCTGGGGTTAATGTTAATACAACGTTTAAGGTAGCTGGATGGAATCTACCAAAAGTAAGGAGAACCCTAAATCAAGCTTTAATTTTTGATATCTCTTCACCAAAGGTCGCAGCAGGAATACGAGAGGCCTTAAAGAAACACAATATAGAGGCAGACGAATTTATTTATGATATGGTGCAATCATTACAGGGTATGTCTGGTGTTTCAACAGATAACTATGGAAGACATATCGTTGGTGCATTGCGCAATAATATATCTAATATCGTTGTCGAATTTTTTTCTAATTTGGCGCAAGGTACTGCGGAGATGCCTTTTATTAATCTGCAGCGTGGGTTATCTACAAAAGAAGCAGAAGAATATCGTAATTTATTAGCAAGAGATATTGTAGGGACACTTGATGAAGATTTGGTTATTAGGAAAAAGGATTTGGAAAGGTGGTCTAGGGGGTATCGGCCCATGCCAAAATGGGGTGGAGAATTTCTTCCATCAGGTCTTAAATCACAAGACACCATATTAAAAACGTATATCAAAGCGTATCTATTAGATGATGGTCGTATTGTGATAGCTGGTAATGAAGTGACGTATGACCAATATTATGGTATAGCTGAACCTAGATTTAGAATATTAAATGTACTACATGATAAACCACTTACGATTGCTGAGAAATATCTATTTGAAAATTATAATGCTGATAGGAAACGGTATAGTTCATTATTTATAAGCAAAAATTATGATGGTCGTGGAGTGGTTGCATCTGCCCTTGAAATAATATTAAAAGAGAAATTTGGTATTGATATTGAGAAGGAGCTGGTCGGTAGGCCTGATGCAATTTGGCAAAAATATAGAGACAAATTGGTAAAGATAAAACTTGCTCCATTGCGTGAATTTGCAGAGGGTGAGGCTAGGTGGATTGCTGATGCTGGGACAATTATCAATCATGCTGAATGGGTTGAATATGTCAATCATTCAAATGATATATTTAATACATTTTTTACTTTATTAAACCGTTCTGGTGTTGATACCGATATTTTAAAAAAGGATGATAAGTGGGCTTCGGTGTATTCGCCCAAACTTGCAGAATTTGGTACAGTGCAAGAAGAGATGGGCAGGCTCAAATTAAGGATAGGACAATATGAGGCTGACATATTCGCCAGGGTTAATAGTGTTACTCCACGTGGGGTACAAATAGGGTTAAACCCAAAATCAATTACTAATTTTTTAATGAGGGGTATTATTGGGAAGGATGCGCGTGATATAGCTACCAGGTATAAAGGAGAAGTGTTTCCAACTGGAGAATTAGATGTATTTAGGCAATTAAAGAGTGTTTATGATTATTATCTACAGAAACCTGCAATGGAAGAGATGTTAAAAGTTAATAGAGATAGAGAATCAACCGTGTTATCATTGTTACAACGTTCAAAGATAGATCCAATATCATTAGGGGTGGTTGAGGGTACTGAATACACAATAGATGACATTGATACTGTCTTTGAAGATGTGCTTGGTATGGTTAATAGGATGAAAGATAGGTTGGAGTCTGTTGATGTATACTATCCTGATCTTGATGAGTTGGTCAAGTTACCACAAAAACAATTCATTAAAAATGTACCAGAGGTATTAGCTTCACTTGTATTAAATACTGTCAAAAATACCATAGCCACCACATATGAGCGTTTGCCATCAGTATTAGACAGTGCGTTAGAAAAAGTTGCGACTCTTGAAAGAAAGTTAGTTGGGATGCCATTCATTAGTGTGGAGTATAATAAAGAAGCATTAAAATGGTCAGGTAATATAAAATTAATAAATGGTAATGTTGTTACTTTTAGTGGTGATGATTTTGTTAAAATTGAGCAAGAACTTGGCGTGTTGAATACCTCTTTTGCTGTGGCTATTGATGAGGCAGAGAGGGGGTTAATTCGAACAGACATTGAAAAACTTGAGACCATACGTGGTATATTGTCCGATATACATAAAATGAAATTACAACTTGCTGAACTTGGTAGGGTATTAAATACTGATGTAAAAGATATAGAATTCAAGGTAAAACTTTTAGGGGCCCTAGAAATTTTACAACATGAGTATGTATTTGTTAAGGGTGGGAAGCTTAAAAGGATAAAAGAAATACAGGATAGGATATATTTCCTTGTTGGAGACAGGGCAGATGAAAGTGGTGGTCGTATTTGGGAATTGTCTCATCCAGTTACTGGTGTAATATCTGAAGGAAATTATAAATTAATAAAGCAATTTAAAGCAGAATTGCAATCATTAAAATTTGAGTTGAATGGGGGGATTGATAAAAAGGGTAGAGTAGTGGCTGGATTGGCTAATGTTGTTGAGGGGATTGAAGAAAGTGGTACAGTTATAGAATATACAACGTCTAAAGAATTTGTTATACATACTAGAAGTGCCTTAAACCAAGAATTACGATCGATCAAATCGTTTATTGATGATTTTGTGCCCAAAATGTTGCGTATTGATGACATACGTGTTTTCCAGCGTATGCCACGGCCAATTCAAACGGTGGAATTGGCTGTAGGTGATGATTTGATAAATAATGTTAATATAGTAATTAGTGATTTGTATGAGGCCATAACAGAGAAAAATAAGTTACTTACAATGCCGCAATTTACTCAAGAATTTGTTTCTCATGAGATTATGGCTAATATTAAACTTTTTGATTCTAAGATTAAAAGTTTAGAGATGCAAATTGTAAAGGCTAAAGCAGAAGGTGATAAGACGAAAATTAATTCTCTGTTAGTAGATTTGAATGAATTAACTTCAAGGCGTAAGGTTATTGGAAATGGGCTTGGTAAGGTTATTGCTGATGGGCAGATTTTATATTCTTCTGATGCTCAACGAATTAGAGATATTAATGTTTTGCGAATTGCGTTACGCGATGAACAAAATCCAGAAAAAGCTAAAAAAATAAAGGACGAGATAAGTAAATTAGAGTCTATAAAGCGTACACCAGTGGAGATTGAAGTAATAGATGAAACAAAGGCATTAAGTGAATTAGAGGTTTTACAAGAGCGGATCATTAAAGATGGGATTTACGCTAACCCAGAAGATGTAGTTGCATATGAAGAATTGCAAATGAAATTAAATCAAGTTGCGGATGCCGGGTTACATATTAAGATGAATACTAAACAGATAGCAGCGTCTACTCAATTGGATGAGTTGTTTAAAATGACCCAGAAAGTAAGTAACCATGAGTGGATGGTCTTGTATAAAGATAGGTACCTTAAATTAATGGATGATTTTGATAGTGCTGGTGATATATTCCTCAATGCCAAATTTATAAATTCAAAACACCATAATCTTGGTGTTATGATGCGGCGTAATATGGATATTGAACAGATACTGTCTATGTGGTATGAAGATGTTAGAGGTATGTTAGCCCCAGAATTAAAGAAGGATATTGCTGTTTTAGTTGGTGAATTGACGGCTACTAACAGGGGGCATATAAGTGCCCAACTAGAAGAATTAAGAAAGGAATTAGCATTAATTCCAGATAGTGATCGGACAATGTTATTGCGTGGGTACTATGAAAAAAGGATTGCGATATTAGAAAATATACTTGGCATGATATCTAGGGGTGGTGTTACTAAATATCAGGCTGTGTTGTATGAGATGGGCATGCGCCTAACTGGTGGGGTTACTAACAGGGGTGATAAAATAAAAGGACTGGTAGCAGATAGACAAGAGTTGGTCGACCAGATAATAAGGATACAAGTAGATTTAGATTCACAATCTGTTTATCACAGACGTATAGCAAAGTTACAGCATGATATAGCTGAGGTTGGGTATTCAGAGGATAGGGGAGTATACGCACAAACAGTAAAACCATTACAAGACGAGATTGATCATATTACAAAGTTTAAGTTATTAGATGGTGAGGATATAATAAGGAAGCAGAAGTTAATTGAGGATTTAACTGTAAAGCGTGACGATTTAAGTAGTGGTATATTAATGATAGAAACAGCTTTAAAGAAGGCATTAAATATTAATACCAATGAATATAAATATAATATAGGAAGGTTTAAAGAAATAGCAATGTCGTTACCTTTATCTATTGATGAGGCCCTATTTGTTGAAAAGATTACTCAGAAATTTCCGCGTGATATCATGAAGTTTGTTGATGATGTTGGCGTTCGTATTGGTGAATCTGCTCTGTTTAAACCAAAACTCGATGAATTACGTTCTATGGTTGTTATTAGTAATGGACCAGCCATGGATATGATGCAGGCCATAGTTGATCAAATGGGGAGTTTGAGTACATATTCTATACCAGATGGCAAAGATATGGCTAGTGATTTGACAGCTAGGTTTAGGATTAAACCAGATTTTTTTGAGCGTGGTGAGTTATTTTATCCAACTGAGATTTTACCAGATTTCGATACTACTACAGCTCAATTGATTGAATCTCAGAAGAGGTATGCGTCTGCGCTTAAAAAATTAAAACCAGGTACGGTTGAGATGTCCGAATATCAAATTCAAAGATTGCGTGAATACTTAGATAGTATGGTGATACCTGAGATTTCTGGGGACGATAGAAAGATATGGGTTACTGTGCTTGCGGAGCTTAAAAATAGAGGATATGATCCCATTAGAATGTTACCATCAAATGCGTATCAATTAAAGAAAAATTTGTTAAAGGGTATGGTAACAGATAAAACAATAACAAGACAAACGGCGAATGTATTTTGGGCAGCAGATGAGAAGATTAAAGCATATGCAGAAAAACAAGAACTTGGTAAATTGGAAGGAGTTGTTGGAGACTTAGCATCTGAAATTAAAATACAGATGGAAGTAGCAAATATCCGTGCCGCAATGGCAAGACAACGTGCTACAATTATATTAATACAAAATCTGGTACATTATAGAGATTCGAATAAGCTTAAAAGAGAAATATTTAAAATGTCTAATACCGCAGATTTTGTAACTAAATATAAAGATTTTATTACTTCTATAAACCCTGTTATGACTGAGATCAACTTACCAGGTAAGGTACAGACCATTAGTATGAATACTGGGTTTATGGAAAGATTGGCCAGTACATTTGCTAATGAAATATATTTATCTAGAATAGCTCCTGGTGGGGATATAATAAGAGACGTAAAAATACCATTTGGGGATGCAGTATTACATACAGAATTGACTGATGAGCGTATGCGCATATTACGTAAAATTGCGGCTGATGCTGCCGAACAACATGTAAAAGTTACCGGTGAAATGTTAAAATTTACTGATGATACAATTAAAAATGCATATAAAATATTGAGTATGGATGGGGTAGTACCACTGTTTAAAAACTTTGCTATAGTTGATATTAGCAAGGATAAACTTGGTCAATATATACCGGTTTTTGATGGGGTAATAAGGGTTGATCTATCTATGGATGATTTGCAAAAAATATGGTGGCATGATCCTTTTACTGGGTATACAAGTGAAGCGAATACAGAGGGTCAAATATTAGAAGAATATATAAAAGCAGCATTTATTCGTGCAGATAATTTGGCGATCAAAGATACTATGCAGGAGATAATAAAGGCCGAACTACCAGAAAAAATTGATCAGATGTTTAATATTTTGCGTAGTCATATACCGTATGAAGGTACATTAAAATTTTTAGATGAAGCCTTAGGCATTGGGATAAAGCATACTGCAACAGTTGCAGAGATTATAAAGATGGCAAATAATCGTGTTGACAGGGTGCTTAATAGTTCATATTCGTTGGCATTATCTTTATTAAACGGTATAAGTCAGACTTCTATTGGGTTATTGTTTAGCCATGCAGCTGGTGCTAAAACATATTATAAAAAAGGTGTTAGATTCGCCAAGTATATTGGTGGTAGAAAAGACATAGGGGGATTGCTGCGTGCATTGGCTACGAGTGCCTCATTTAAGGGTAGAGAAGAATTGTTTAATACTGCCGCAATGTTTATGAATGAAGAGACTAGGAGAACTGTAACTGGTGTTAAAAATGTAATGAGTGCTATTTTGGCTGGTACTTATTTTACTACGGCAACAGAAACTTCTAATGCAGTAAATCAGGTTATCTCGGTTACAGCTCCACTTAAATGGGATGTTGAGGGGCCTGCGTTTACTGCCTTGTGGGATAATATAGAGAAGAATGTTAATAATTGGGAACAGACAATATTTTATAAACGTTCTGATGGTATTATCAATAAATTATTGGGGAAGGTTAATAAAGCTGGTAATGATATGGATAGAAAGATGTTACAAGGTGTTATGCCTCAGTTTGCTGTTGGTAGTGCAGTGAATGATGTAAGGAATGCATATAACCAGGCGGTTAATGATTTTGAGGGGTTGATTAGTGATACTGGATATACATCATTTAATCAAACGGCTATGTCAAATTATATAGATAATGCTGACCAGATACAATATTTTGAGTATCAAGCTATAAATGATTCTAGAACTTGTAAATATTGTAGGTCTACACACGGGGTCCTTTATAAACCAACCGAACCAAGACCACAATTGCCAAGGCATCCTAATTGTAGGTGTATATACCGTCCATGGTTTAAGTCTATTTCTGGTGTGGCATCTGATTTGGAAGGTGTTACGGTCCCGAGAGTACCAGTTGGTGGAGAGTTTGCTGTTACCCCAGATGAATTTGGTGGTGGGTTGGAGAAATTAGTGAAGCCAATAAATAAAGATGGTACAATAAGTGATGAAGATTGGATTATGTGGTTTAATAGACAGCCAACCGATATTAGGCAGATGATGGTTGGTGATGCGCATGATATTGCCAATTCTATTGGTGTGTTTGGTGTTGATTCTCCAGCGAGTAAAAAAGCTTTAATCGCTTCTGCTAGTAAAAAAATTGTTACTAAATTTTCTAAGGATATGGGGCAGTATACCTTAAGGAGTTTTATATTTAATACATTTACTCATCCAAAAATTTATGCATCATTGTTTGAGATGTATGCGTCTCCAAAGACCATACCACAACAGATAGCCAATCTTGGGCTTAGGGGATTAATGTTTAGTCCAACTGGTATTGCTAGAAATTCGGTGATTGATGGGTTTAATAGAGCATTAAATGGTATGATACCAATAGATCCAAATGAGCCTGGACCATTACATGCTGTATTGAATAGGATTATTGGCAATAGGACAATTGGTGCGATTGGTACTAATGCTAGTTCTATCGGTGATTTTATATCTGCAAAATTAGCTGGGCTTAAGAAGGAAGAGTGGCGAGCTCTTAAAGGCATATACACTGGGGATATAAATGATGCTTCTATAACTGATGCTGCAACTAGGGCAATAGGGATAAAAGATAGAAATACTTCAGAGGTACGCGGATTTCTTAATAGTGAGGCTTCTCGGGCATTTGATGCTTGGTTTAATATTGGGGCAGAGGGGATATCTCCTTTAGCTGACATGTCTATTGCTACTAGGACTAAAATATTCCAGGACATAGCAACTAAGATATCGGTGCCAGAAGAAGAGCCAATAAATGCTTTATTGCGTAGAATTAAGGCGAATGGGAATCATATAAGTAATAATGTGTATAATATGGGTGGGTTGATGGATGGTAGTGATTATGCTATCCGTGGGTTTTTAAATACCAATATTGTTGATAATAGTGTTGACGCGATAGTGCATAAAGATGTATTGGATATTTATGGTAAATTAATGGGGAAAGTAAAGTCGAATCCTATTGACTTATTGAAGAGTGATGAGTTTAAGAATAAAATGATGCAATTATCTAAAGATAAGCGCGAATTGTTAATAGATATGATTAAAAAGCCAGATGTACAGGCAATGGTAAAGAGATTTTTTTATGGTGTGGGTGAACGTGTTGTGACTGAATTGGATATAATTAGGGTGTCAGAAATATCTCCAAATGGAGTAAGTATTGCTGGTAGTTTGCCAATCCGAGATATAACTAAGTTTACAATCGGGCCAGATGGTAGATTTTATGCTACGTCTAAAGAGAGGCTTATACAAATATGGAAAACAGTGCATCCACTTGTTGATCAATCTAAGTTTGTGTCAATTGATATGAATGTTAATGCTGGGGGGTATATGGCATTAAACCCAGCGTATATTAAGTGGCAAGAAACTGTTGGTATAAATTTAGAGCGAATACCTGGTGCGAAACTTGATGATGTTATGGAACGTCAGAAGGTTTTGCATAATATGCCACCTAAGTATTTGTTTGATGCTGAATATATTATTACGACTAATGAAGGAGACAATATATATAGAAATAAGCCAATAGTTGAACAGGCATTGGGTAAGATACATGGTATATCTCCATGGTCTACTAGGAATCAGATTGATGATTTGGCTACTACCGGTATTACTAAAATAGGATCAGCCGGTAAGAATACTTATGGTAAAAAATATACTGATGCGATTAATAAAATAGAGTATACTATTGGGCAGGTAGTTGATACTATGAAAAATGAGGTTGGTATGAAAGACTTGGTGACTGGTAGGGTAAATGAAGAAAAAGTAGAACAAGTTGCTAGGACTGTACGTGGGCATATCAAGGAAATGCTGCCACCATACACTGAGTATAAAGATATACAAGGGGCTATTGTGCAGTTTTTAGGTAAGGATGTCGATAGTGAAATATTTTTGGAACGGATTAAATTAATTATTAACCAGAAATTGGGGATGTAAATTGTGGTTAATTAATATTTGTTTCATATTGTCCATAGCATAGGTTTACTATATGGAGGTGCGTGCGTTGGCTAGAAAGGTTGATCAAAAAACAGAGATGGTTGATGACATCTTATTATTTGAGGGTACCCCTCAGATAGATGTGGACAAGAAGACTATCACTGCAGTATTGATTAAGTCTGGGGTCAGCAAGAGAAAAAATTATTACACCCCAGAGTGTTTAGAGTCAGCAGCTCCATTGTTTATTGGTAAGAAAATGTATATTGACCACCCAGTACCTGGTTCCCCAGAAGCTACAGGGAAAGCAGCCCGCTCCTTTAGGGATTGGGTAGGAACGATTCTTGAATCCTACTACATTCCCGAAGAGAAGGGGATCGGCGCGAAAATAGGCATCAGAGATAATGGCCTCTGGGAGAAAGTGCATGACGCCCATACTAATGGATGGTTGGGTGAAATTGGTCTTTCCATTAATGCTATGGGCAAAACACGTATTGGTAAGATTGGGGATGAGCAGGTGCATGTGGTTGAAGCGATTGTAAGACCTCATTCTGTTGATTTTGTTCCAGATGCGTCAGCTGGTGGACATATTCAGACAGTACAAGAATCAGATGTTGAAATCCAAGATTTCACGGAGGAGAAGGGAATGACTACAGCGATTACGTTGGAAAGTCTTGTTGAGTCTAATCCAGAGATCGTAGCTCAGATCGAAAAGGGTGTTCGTGAGAAGGCCCTTGAGGAAGCAGCTGCGGCTATCGATGCGATGGCAGAACATACTAAGGCCCTCATCGATGAATTTGTTGATCTGGTAGAGAGTGAAACAGCAGACGTTTATACTAATGTTACAGAAAGTGTAGCACAGACAGAGATTCCAGAAGGGACTGAGAAGCTTGAGGAGGCTGATATGAGTGAATTTGCACAGGTGATTGCTGAGCGTGATGAGCAGATTCAGCTCCTAGCTGAGGCTGCGGGTCAGGCCCAGGAATCTAATGAAGAGATGGGAAAGAGGATTGAAGAACTTGAAGAGAAGCTTATCGCTGTTACCTCCAAGGCTGTCGCAGAGAAGAAACTTCAGGAATCTGGTTTACCAGTTGGGATGAAGAAACGGCTATTGCAGTCCCTCATTGGTGCTGATCCAGACGATATGGATGAAATTATTCAGGAATCGAAGACCCTTTATTCTGAGATTACTGAAGAAGCCACTCCTAAGGGTACAGTGCGTGGTCTTGGTGATGGAGGAACAAAGACTGTAGAAAGCCGTCAGACCCAGCTTGATAAGCTTTTTGGCGTGCTTGACAAGTAATTACGGATATTAACAAGGAGGAATAAAAGATGGCTCAGAACTTCGTTCAAGATGGTGTTACGCTACAGGCTCCTGTAGCAACTGGTGTTACAAAGATTTATACTGGCACCCCAATTTATTTGTCGGGTGGTGGGCTTGGTGCGGCTCCAGCTAATACTAATACTGGGGTTGATGGTATTAACATGAATACCTGCTCAGCTACTGAGGATGCAAATAATTATATTTATACAACTTGCGTCTATCAGACTGAGGGTGTATGGTCGTTCAAGGTGGCGTCTGGAAAGACTTTTGTCCTTGGCGATGATGCGTTTATTGCTGCCGTTGATAATTCTACGGTAACTGTAGCAGGTGAGCAGGAAGGTGCACGTACAACCGTACAGCCCCGTGGTGAAGGGACTACAGGTGATGTTGCTATTGGTAAAGTTGTAGCACTTGGGTCTCTCAAGGCTCTTGGTACCACGACCGGTACTGATTATGTCCAGGTTAAACTTGTAACGCGTGCAAATAGCAATATTGCTAACCATGCATAAAGTAATTAGAATAGACAAGGAGGGATAATAGATGTCAGTACATGTAATCAAGAGTCTACAAGAGGCTGCTCAGGCAGAACTTGATAGCGGGATGTACTCTCGGTTGCTGCAGGAAGCTGCATCGACCACAGACTTTCCCGCTATCATGGCGAACACCCTTTACAAGGTGATGCTCAAGAGCTACCAGGAATATCCATCAACCTGGACTCAAATCGTTTCTGAAACCAGTTCCTTAAAAGATTTTAAGGAACAGACCCGGACTCGTTTCTCCGAATCTGACAATTTGTTAGTGGTCGGAGAGCATGGGGAATATAAGGATTCCTCACTGCAAGACGAGAAAGTAAAGTATGCGCCTAAAAAGTACGGGCGTATGTTCGGCGTTTCTTGGGAAGCGCTGATCAATGATGATATGGCTGAGATCAAGAAGCAGCCACAACGGTTCGGACGTTCTGCAGCGCGTACCATTGATTATGATATCTGGACATTCATCCGTAGTAATCCTACCATTTATGATGGTACCGCACTTTTCACCTCTGGCCATGGTAATGCGTCCAATGGTGGTGCCATGGACAAGGCTCTTTCAGAGGCGACTCTAGCCACAGCGTTTAATTCTATGATTCAGCAAACCGATCTTAAGGGCTATCCAATCCGCATCGTACCCAAGTTCCTCGTCTGTTCTCCACAGAAGGAAATTCAGGTGTGGAAGATGATGAACACGGTTAACCAGGCAATCCCAACTTCAGGTATGGCTACTGATGCTCTATCTGGAACTACTCAGGCAGTTCAGCCTACTTCGAAGAATTTCTTCCAGGGTAGACTTACCCCCATCTTCGTTCCTTGGCTTGACGCAGATGAGTGGTACCTAATTGCTGATCCTGGGCAGTGGGATACCCTTGAAGTTGGTTTCCTTAATGGTAAGAAAGAGCCTGACCTTTTCGTACAGGACGGGAATCTTGGAACCGCTTTTGAGCGTGACCAGATTCGGTACAAGGTCCGCATCGTTTGGGGTAAGGGGCTAATGGACTATCGCACTTGGTACTGCGGGTATAAGGCTGCCTAAGTAGCAGAGTAGAATAGAATGGCCTATTAAGGGCGGGCAGATTCTGCCCGCCCTTAATAATATCTGAGTCTAATGTGTATTACTTGTATAAAATGCATTAAATGGAATAAACTGTATTATATCTGGAGGACATAATGGACAATAGTTTTGATTTTTCCGCTAATACGATAGCTACAATAAACACTACTGCATCACAAATAGTCACAGGATCAGATCCCTATATAGGGGCAGTCTTTCATAATTTAGATAGTACCAATATTATTTATCTTGGTAAGAGTGATGTATTAAGTGGTGGTGGTAATGGATTCGCTTTACAGGCGGGGGACATGGTACAGTGGCGGGCAGAAGGTGATCTTAATAAACTGTATGCAGTAGCAGGTGGGGGTACTAATCTTAAATTATCCTATTTAATATTTAAGTAAATGTAATATTTATGTGGGAAATCATACGCATATTAATTGGCCAGTGGGGTTGGGCTGGTGTATTGTTGATTGGTGTTGTTTTCTTTCTTTACATATTATACGTTGATAAAAATAAACAAGCAGACAAGGATTTAGCAAGAGAAGAACGATTAAATCAGATGACTGATAGGATTATAGAAATTACAGCTCAGGTGAGTACCGTGGTTGCATCTAATACAGAGGTTTTTCGTGAGGTATCGCAGAGGTTGATAGAACTAAAAGATGCAAATGTTGATGATCACAAATATATCATTGACAAGATTGAGAAATTAGATACTAGTACGAGGACATCTCATGAGAGAATCGAGGATAAAATAGATGGTAATAAACGGTAATTATAATGGATAATGTAGTAATAGTACACAATTTTTTGGGGTCTGCATTTGCACAAGTGTTTAGCGTAGTTGTGCATGTGGTGGGGGTATTTATAGGAGCTACATTAGTACGCGGGTATTATATAGTTTTTAAAGGACATCCATCCAATGTAGCCTTTGCAATGGTGATGTTGTTGTCTTCAATGGTTACTACTAGTATAATCCTTGGTACAAGTTCATTTGTGTGGTTTTTCCGTGTCTGTTTATTTTGTGAATTAAATGAGCACCTCGCGTGGTTGCAAATGTTATGGACTGGGTTTTATGGAGTTGGGTTTATTATACTATACTTAATACTCAAGAAGAAAATAAGTTTATAAGAAGGTATTATGGATACATTATTGAATATATTGATATTTTTGGTCGTGTCTGGGGGGATGTTAACTGGTGGGTATCTACTACTGAAGAAATTCGTCCCTGAAACTGCCGCACAGATTAAGGTGACTGTTGATGGGTTATTGGCAGGATTTAAGAAAAAATAGGACTCGCACTCCGATTATTGATTTCTTAAGGGAAGATAAGCCGTATTCTAGTATGCGGTTACTTCAATTTATATTCTTCATATTGTTTTCTTTTGCGTGGTTTTATGTTTCACTTGTTAGTAAACCCCCTGTATTGGCTGATGTCCCACCAGGGGTGCAGATGGTTATTGGTATATTATTGACTGGCAAGGTATTACAGAAGGGTGTTGAGGCGTGGAAGGAAAATGATGGTAAAGATAAAAATAAAGAAGACAAGGAAAAAGAGAAGGAAGATAAGGATGGTGGTAAATGAACGCAACCATAGAGAAATATTTGCTTTTATTTAAAGTAGGTATACCAGTTGTATTGTTTGTATTTTTGATCATGCTTGCATATAGTAAGTGGGTCAGATATACGGCAGACTTATCTGGTAAAGAAGCGATTATGGCTCAAGAATTGCGTGAGAGGAATAAAGATTTAGATAAGGCTCAAGTTGATATACTTAAAATCATTAAGACTAATGACACAACGTTAAGTAAATTACAAAAAGAATGGATTAAGAATCATAATTTAGATCTTCAACAATATCAAACATTATTATTACTATATCAAAAGCAAGTTTCTGGCAAGGGTACTTCAACAGTACCAACTACCCCAACTTCAGTAGTTATGGTTGATAATCAGGTTATTAAAGATTGGAAGTTGGATTATAGTGACTTCCGTATAGATATAGAAGCTGATGCATTAAGTAAAGAATTTGATTATATGCTCCATCAACGATTCAGTGTCAACGTAACAAAAGCCATTGATGAGCGGGGTAATGGTGCATATTTTGCCAATGTGTCGGAGATAGATAATACAGGTAAATCAGTTGGTGAGGTAGTAGTAAAAGATTTTGTGGTTAAAGAAGTAAAACCAAGTGAAAAGAAATTTAGATGGTTTGGTGCGCCATTACAACTTGGTATCGGGGTTGGTGGTGCGGATGGAAAATTTGTCCCGCAAATTATTGGTGCATACCCAATTATGACTTATGGGTTCACTACAGTGGATACTACGTGGGCAATTGGGCCATATTTAGGTACAAATGGGGATATCTATTCTGGTGGATTATGGGCTGGGTATGATGTAGGTAGTGCTACCGGTATTAATTTCATAAGGGGAACAAAGATTGGTGTATTTGGTGGGTATTCAACTGATGGGTATGTAATTGGCGTAGGGGTAGGCAAATGAGGAAAGTAATATGAAAATTTGTAGTAAATGTAAAATTGAAAAACCTAAAAATTTGTTTTATAGAAGTAAAAGAGAAAAAGATGGGCTGTGTTTCCAATGCAAAGCTTGTGTATCTAATGCAAGGAAGAAATATGTCAAAACACCACAAGGTAAAATAGTTAAAAAAAGAGCTAGGACAAAATATAATAACACCACCAAAGGTAAAGAGGCCCACAAAAATGATTTGATGAGGTATTATAGTACCCCTCATGGGAGTATATTTAGAAAAGAGTACAACATTAAGTATAATCATGGTATTACCCTAGAAGAGTACAATGCAATGTTAGAAGCCCAGGGTGGATGTTGTGCTATTTGTGGTACTAATACCCCAGGTGGACAAGGTAGATTTCATGTAGATCACGATCATAATACTGGTAAGATCAGGGGATTACTTTGTCTTATGTGTAATAGTATGCTTGGGTATTCTAGAGATTCTACAGAGATACATAAAAATGCCATTAAATATTTGAATAGGGCGATAATTGATAGTGATTTATTCCCGATCATCAAGTTAGGGGCTTTTGGTGGTATATCTACTAATGGTTATATTGGTGGTATTTCAATAAGTAAATAATTGGAGGGCAACTGATGGCCACTTTAGTATTTCAGGGGTATTTTGGAGCAGGGCCGACCTGGACTACTCTAGAAAATGTTGGGCAACTGATTGGGTTTTATGGGACCTCCTATGGAGATAAGGTAGCGGTTTCTGCCTATCAGTCATCTACTCATATTTCTGGTGCTGGCGGTGATGCTTGTACTACAAACCATAATAGAAATGTTAAATATATAGATAGTACACATTTTGATACTGGGTCTGGATCAGAGGTTTTAAATGATACTAATCTTGTCTCTACTGAGAGTACATTAAGGATTTATCTAAACCATGGTTCTGCTGTAGCTACTCAAAATGGTCGTTTTTACTGTTATAACGGAAGTTCTGTTTCTAGTTATTCAACAGATATCCAAGTGTTTGCATTTGAACAAGGAGTAAGTGCTACAGCATGGACTTCAATTAATAATGGTAGTTCTACTGGTGGAGATAACTCAGGGCAGCGATTAGATATCGCAAATAAAACTGCTGCAACAGATAACTATTGGTATATATCTGTATCGTGTAGTCCATTAAGTGTAGGTGCTAAGACTGCCTATGCATTCGGTTCTAGCTTAGAATATTATTAGGGAGAGGTTTAGTTGAGTATTATTAATTTACCAGTTTCCAATAATAAAATTGGGGGCTATATGAGTAAAAGAAATTACGCTGCTGAGAGAAAATTTGTGCATCAAAAAAGACGCAGAGATAAATTATTGGCAGAAGGCAAATGTTGGGTGTGTGGAAATGAACGTGATAGTTGGCAGAAGCGTTGTATTAAATGTAGTGGTAATATGCACAGGACTCAAAGAAAAATATATCAAGGACGTGTCGCTGCTGGTGTTTGTGGGCATTGTGGGGATGTCGTTGTAGGAGAGATTGGTTACTGTGAAAAACACTGGTTGCAGCGTGTTAGTATAGATATTACAAAAAAAGAATGTAGTGCAGAAGAATTAAAACAGCTACTTGAATCACAAAATTATATTTGCCCATACACAAATGAAAAAATTATACCAGGAGTAAACGCAAGTTTAGACCATAAAATCCCACAATCTAGGGGTGGTGCCCACGATTTGGGTAATCTACAGTGGGTGATACAAAGAGTTAATAT